GGAGGAACATATACTGAAGCTACATTCAGAGAATAGATATATTTTGATGTAATGTTAATTTTTGAACCAACATAAAAATTAGCCGTATTAGACGCTAACGATGGGTCTAATCTAACTTGTGTTGCGCCTTGGAACCAAGCACCACCTTGCGGCATAACAATTTCAGTACCAGCATTTACTTTTGCAACACTAGGTGTAATAGAAGAAAATACAATATTTCCTGAAGAATCTGCAATTGTCATAGCAAATGCAGATGTTGTTGTGCCCGAACTACTTGCATACCAACCAATGTTAACAGTTGCAGTTGGTGCAGTGTATGTGAATGTAGTTGTTGACGCAGGTGTGTTTGTCAAAGAAGTACCAATAGAAGTACCATTTGCATAAACTGTTGCAGAGCCAGAAGAACCAACTGTTATGGTGTATGTTCCTGATGTAAATGAAACAGGCATCACTGCACTGTAACTTGTACCGTTTGTCCCATCACCCCAAATACCGTAGTTATTCAAGAATGTGGAATAACCATTTATTACTGGTGTTCCAAAGAATTGTGTAGTTGCACTACTGTTAAGTGTATTTGACCAACCGCCGCCTGCTGCACTGATAGATCCACTTTGACTCAAGTTTACAATAGCAGAAGCACTAACTGTACCTGATGCTGTGGCAGAACCTGCAACATAGTTACCATTAACGTCATATGTTGCATTTTGTATTGTTGTTGCACTTATTGTATTGATACCTAGTGTAATATCAGCACAATAAATTCTAACTTGTGTTCCGTTTGGATAGTTGTAAACAGAAACGACACGAGCTATTGGATAGAATGTGTTTGAAACATAGAAACCAATAACATCATCTTCTTTAAATGTTCCTGTAACACCAGTTAATTCAATTGCATTCGGTTGAGTCATGTAAGAAGAAACATCAACACCATCAAAGTATGTTGAAACATTTGAATTTACCAATAAACCTTTTGCACGAATGATGATTCTTTGTGGTCTAATGTAAGGCAGTATAGAAATATTTGTTAAATAACCATTGCTAATGTTTAGTGAAGATGCTGAAGGACTGTATGATGTTGTTACAGAGTTTTGTAACTGACTTGCATATGTTTGTGTTGTTGTTGTGTTTGTAGTGGTGATTGCATTTCCACTAGAAGTTGTTGAAGAAGAATATGACGTATTGAATGTAGAAGTTCCTGGAATAGTTTCCCAAGCACCAAGACTAACACTATTAATACCATGTGACGCTTGATATGTTTGTTGAGTTGGATCAGAATTCAAAATTGCAGGAGGTTGATTTGTATCTACCCAATTGTCCATTGGTGGATTCAACTGTAATTTTCCTTCTTGTACAGAAGATGAGAATGGATTAACGGAAATTTGATTGCTGGCTAATTGCTGAACAGCTAAAACTTCTGTTGTATAAGGCAAAGTGAAAATGTTTGTCTGTGTTCCACTTATGTTGTGGATTTTATATGTTCCTGTATTTTTAAGTGTACCTAAAGATGATAGAACAACTGGATTTTGAAGTTGGTAGTTGTTGACAGTTTGTAATGCTGTTAGTTGATTCTTTCTGATATTAATGGTGGCAGAAAATTCTGGATTTGTGGTATCTGCTGTTGCAAATGTTGAAAAGTTATCTACTAAAATACCATTTTTGAATCTATTCAAACCAACACTATCAGGCACCTGTAATGAGTTTGCATTTTGTTCCAAAATACTTAATGATGTATAGTATTCTAGATTGTTGACTCGATTTTCCAAATTTGTAATATCTTCTTTAGCCCAACGCTTGTGAATTACCTTATTCACAGAAAGATTAGCTGTTACTCCTTGTGGTGCTTCACCTGGAACATATGCTGTATATGGATCATGTAATAAGTTTGCAATCACCAAAGACCCTGCCGGTTCGTTCGGTAGTGAAGGAGTTACAGCAGGATTACCTTGAACAATTACAAAACTTCTATCTTTTGTTAATACAAGTTTATCTTTTCTTCCTAGATAATATTGATAAAAACCTGTGAAATTTGTTAGATTATTTGGTATTAACATACCAATATCATTTGTGGATGTTTGTGTCGCAGAATATTCCCATACGTATGCTGTTTGACCATTTGAACGACATGGTCTAAAATCTACACAATCTCCTAATTTATAAACAATACCATCTTTCGCAGTGTAGTTTGGAATTTGTGCATATATTTCTGGTGAAGTTGATACACCACCATAAGTAGAACCTGAAGTATTGTATGATTGTATACTAAAATAACCATCACCTGAAGAAGCTTGTGTGTGTGAATAGTAATCAACAACCACAAGAATATTACCAACAGGTAATGGAGCACCAGGAATCAAAGAAATTGAAGCATGATCGTAATAACTATCACGTTGACCATTATCGAATGAGTAGTAACTTGTAATATCAGAATAACCGGTCAATGAAGCTCCAGAAGATGGATTTGTACCTGCAACACCAGTATCATAGATTTTAGATATTTTTTTAACATCATTAACATACAATGATATTTTTGCAGAAGAAGAAACACCTGTTCTAGCAATTGCAATTTGACCTTTTGTTAAGTCTTGATAAGCACTTGTTCCAGAAACTAATGTCAATGTACCAGCAATAGTTGTATTACCTGTAACTAAGTTTTTAGATTTCAAAACAAATGATGAAGAATCACCACTGCTTGCAAAAACTTGAGCAATGATTGTTACGGTTTTACCACTATATGCTGTAGAACTTAAAGTTGCAGATGTTTTATCACCTGAGATTGTGATCGTATTGCCTGAAGTATTAAAATCTAGAATACTTCCGTTGGAGTTATCTATAACAATAAATGATTGTTGTGCTGCTGAACCTGATAGTAAACCGGTGCCATTAAACTTCAATGGACTACTCGCATTACTTGAAGTTGCAGATAGAGTGAGTGTACTACCTGTAAATGCTTTTTGGCGATAAACTCTTTGTGTTGTGTATGAGGTTGTAACTAATTGTGAAACGTATGGGTAACCAATTTTGAAAATTAATTCAGGCGTACCTGCACTATAAAGTACAGAATCATTATTTGCAACACCATTAACTTTACCCGAAGCCGTATTGATATTAACATTTGCAGTTAAAGCATATGAACCACTTTTTTGTACAATAGCTTCAACATCATAACTTTGGAACAATAATGTAAAAGTTGTAGATGACGTAGGCACAACTTGCAAGTTTGAATCAACAGTAATTGTTTTTGTTGCACCGTTATATGCTGTGATATTTTTAGTATCAGTAACACCGCCAGTATTAACTAAAACAGTCACATTCAAATAAGCATTGTTTACAGAAGAAAATGCATTTGTTGAATCAAAGATACTAAAAGTTGTAAATGTTCCTGAACCTGCAACATTTCCTGATAGTGTGTTTGCTGTAATATCTGAGATATATGCATTGTATATGTAACTTTTGGTGTTTGATCCTGTACCGGAAACATAGTTGAAGTTACGCATGAATGCAGTACCAACTAATGTTGATGTGTATGTGGTTGCATTTGCTGTTACAATATTTCCTGCCGGCACACAATGCAAATCAACTTGCGGCATTGTACTGATATCAAAAACACCATTTGACGTATCGACAGTATAATAGTTGCCGTAATCTATGTAAATAGGATTGCTACTGACATTTGCACTGGTCTGTGCTCTATTATTTGTAATTTTTAAAGTGGATTGATTTTCAATTCTATAACCATGAACATATGCAACACCTTTTCCTATGCTTAGATCATATACTGAATTAGAAACTGTATTTGCTGAAGGTGTTAATTTAAAATCATTAACAATATAATCACCATTTGTTTCATAATCACGTTTAGCAAAATAATCGTCGATGGTTGAATAAACAGTGCCATCTACTTGTTTAACAACATTACCATTATTCACACGAACCAATTCAATAAAATTATTATCATTACCGGGAGTCAAAGGAAGTGTAATCAAAGTCAGTGTAATTACATAACGATCAGCACCTGGTGCTTGATAGTTTGATGCTCCGATAGCAGGATCAAGTAATGAAGAATCACTTTGATAATCATAAACAGATTCTGTAATTTGCAACCCAATACGATATGTGGGTGTGTTATCATACTTATCTAATATTATTGTTTGTGGATCAACTTGTACAAAATTTCCAATGCTATAATTTGTTCCAGTGGTATCAGAAACTGAATATCCATTAACAACATAAAAAACACCAGAAGCAATCGAAGCTATTGATGAAGATCCTGTGGAAGCACTTGTTGTTGTTGATGTTGCAACTGAAGCGTAATAAGTTGTTCCACTTATTGTTTGTATAATCAATCCATCTGTAAATTTTTGTCCTGAAAGATAAGAAACAATCAATGTGGGAGGATCACCAGCTGAAGTTGACGTTGATGTGGTTTCAGCTACTGCAATAACTTTTGCTACAATTAATCCAGATGCATCTTGTATTACTTGATTTTTAAAATTTGCAGCAGTTATTGTTGCTCCATTATATGTCGAATTTAATTTCAAATAAAAACAATTTTGATTTAATGTTATTTGTCCGCCAGAAATTGGAGTATTTTGAGAATAAATCGCACTTGCAAAATTCGAAATTTGATTTTGTAATATAGTCTGTGATTGTGTCAACTCACGAGCTTGAACTGCCGCTCCAGGTTTAAAAAGAATTCTATGAAAATTTTTAGATGGATCGAAGTCATCGTAATAAGGACTTACATTAAAATTTATTGACATTTTTTTCCTTTAGTAACCTAAAACAAATCTGAATTGTTCAATACCATCTGAACTTCTTTGGACTCCAGCCCTATTTTCTATATATGTGATATATCCAGAATATGGTATTAATGTTGGTGATGTATTTGATAATACTGTTCTAGATGCACCAGATATATAACCATTGATTGGTTGACCGACAGCAGGTGAACCTTTTGTATTTATTAGTTGTAAAACATTGGTTGTTGTATTGAAACTTAATACAGTTCCATTAAATATAACGTTGTTATTGTTATCAAATTGTTGAACAAGTTCATCTGAACTATAAATGTTACCTGCACCACTAGATAACGCTAGTTGTGTCGATATATTATAAATTGAACCATTAGCTAAAACTGCACTATTGTTGGAACCAATCATTTGTGGTTGCACCAATAATCCCACTTGTCTATAATTTACACCATCAACTGGCAATATACCATTTTCAGTGCCGTTAAACTCAACTTGATACATAATATTGCTACAACCCAATTCTGAAATTGGATCATATGCATGTCCACCAACTGGAGAAACTGGTGCTATTGCTGTTGCATTTGAACTTTTTGTTGAAATGAATGCTAAATTTGATGAAGTGTATGCAACAATAGACACATCTGCATATGTGTAATTTGATCCGTTGTATCCAGATTTAATAACAACATCTTTAATAACACCATTAACTATTTGACTGGGTGTTACGTTTGCAACTACGCCAGAACCATCACCTGTTACAGTTACAACAATGTAATTATTAACCGCATCATAACCAGTTCCACCATTTGTTATATTGATAGCCTCAATGTCTCCGCAACCGGCACTAGTTGTGTATGGTTGTGGTGTATTAAAAGTCGTTGGAAGAGGCATCCAATTAGCATCCATGAAGTTCTTTTTACTTCCTGCATCAATGGTGTACATGTACTTCCATTTGTAGTAATCAGTTCCTTGGTATATGTTATTTGTACCATAAGAACCTGGTTGGAAGTAAGGCTCTTGTGTCGATAAACCACCATTGTTATTTGCTAAACATTTGAAAACCTGATCATAACGATTTTTGATATAAAAGTTATTGTACAATACACCAGTTGAATCTTTTGCTGTCAGGTCTACTTTGTCACTGTAAGCGAAATAATTTGTATTATTTGCCCAATCGATTCTTTGAATGACGGGACGAATATTACTTGTGTTCACTTGCTTAACCGCAAACATATTCTTAAACACATTTTTCAAATATTTTTGATCTTGTGTTGGTTGTGTAGGAATTTCAGTGACACCATCTGAAGCATATGGCCATGGATCTTCTCTGCCTAAGAAAGCATATGTCGAATTGAATACTGAATTTGCTAATCTTGAAACAGGCGCATAGTAATCCAAAATGATTTGGTTTACTTTTGCATTGTTTGTGAGTACGTTTAAATTTGAATATGTTGTCATGGTCTATTTATCTATTAATTACCAACTCTGATTAAACCCCAATTTAATACAATTGCGTCTGAATGTGATGAACCGCCGCCAGAATCGCTATTATATACTGAAATATTAAAACTACCAACAGCAACACCACCAACACATACCTGATATGGATTTGGTGTCGTTACTCCGTTTTGTATAGCGACAAAAGGTATGTCATTAACGTGTTTAACATAACTGTTATTGACCGTAAATGTTACGTATGCTTGGCCTGCAAGTGCTGCATTATGCATCGTAATTTGACCAGACATTCCGTTTGCAGTAACTGCTGTAGATTTGCTAGTTAATTGTGTTACCATTGCATTGGCAGTAGCAGAACCATACACAAAAGTATTTGCAATAATTGTGTTTGCGTTTACTGTTCCTGTTGCATCATTAACGTTAATTGTATTGCTACTGACAATGTTATTAGCATACGCATACAATATAGATCCGTTAGGACGTCCATATGCTTGTCTTAATTGATTTTGAATAAACAACTTACCTTGAACTGCATCATTTAGAATAATTCTACCTAACTGAACAACGGTATTTGAACTACTGGTTTGTGGTGCCACATTAGAAGCAACACCTGGTGTCGTAGATAAGAAAAGAATATCCCCGTTTTGACCAAGACCAGTTGAATTTAAATCTTCAACAATACCTTGTGAGTATGCAAATCCATATGTACCGTTAGCAATTCCATTTTTAACAAAACCTGCAACAGTAGCGTTAGCAGAAGAAGATGCATCAGCCAACGCAATATATGGAATCTGATTTGCAGTTACACCATTAACTAAACGAACAAATGAGTTTGCTGGAATTGTTGCACCAGTTGAATTATATGCACGGAAGAAAAGAACTTTAGAAATAGATAGTCTATCACCAGCAATATCTGTATCTAAAATCAATGACTGTGTATTAGAATAGTACCACAGTTGTGCAACTTGTTGTGGCAACGATGAAGGTTGTGGAAACCAAAGGATAGAATTCGATTGTGATGTTGTTGTGACTACATTTGAGAAGAAAATATTACCCAATAATGTGTTAGCTGTTAGATTACCCAATACAACAACGTTTTTATTGAATGTTGCAGTATTTGATGTAAAACTATCAATAGAAGCGGATTGTCCCGCTGAGTTAGCAATCAGATTTCCACTTAATGTCAATGATTGTAATTGTATGACCGCAGTGTTTTGGACTGATGTATTAGCAAAATTGTATGCTGCTTGTGCTGTTACGTTTGCTGTATTGGCTTTTGCAAACGCAGCTTGACTGTATGCTGAGTTACTAGCAATCCAAGTATTTTGAGTGTCATTAGCACCTTGAAACGATATTGTATTAGCAGATGCACTATTCGCTTGTGCAAAAGCAGC